CAGGTCTATCCCAATCTTTTAGTTCAATACCTTTCTCTTCTTTATACCAATCTTTTACTAAAGACCAACAATCAGTAACACCCCAAACCCATGGTCTACCTAATAAAGGTGGCTTATATCCACAAGGCTCACAATATCCCCATTGTTCTGTTTTTGGATTAACAATATGCCATGGAAGATTACTTTGCTCACAACTAATTTTATCTGCCTGACTAGGAACAGGAGGTGTTATAGGGTGACTATGAACAACGGCTGTTATCTCTCCAGTATTATCCGCTTTTACATAATCTTCTGGATCAATAATAAAACATTGATGATCTGTCATTGAAAGATTACGACAGGGATAATATCTTTCTTTTCCTCGAATATTTAACAATAAACCACAAGACTCTTTAGGATCTTGGTCTTTCGCATGAGTAAGTGCTTCTTCTTTCCAATTCATGCTATGAACGTACCAATCGAAGGAAACTCTGTTCTAGTACATTGTCTTTTAGGTGCTCTAATACCAGCAAGATCAAAAACAGCAGCTAATTCAAATTGTACAACTTCTCTATTTTCTGATGATTTTCTATCAATTTTATATATTTCCTGCGGAAACTCTGCTGTGGGATCTGGTGTGCCTAATGGATTTACCTGTTGAGTTGTAGTGGTTGTAGTATCTTGAGTAGTTGTATTTGGATCGTTCATCGTGATTGTATTACCCATAGCATTTCCATGAACTGTGCAATAGTATCTTAAATCTGATGGTGCATCTGGATATGGAGGTTGAAAAGTTACAGAACTACCAGCAGATCCCTGCGTTCCAGCAACAGTAACTCCTGTCGAATAAGATGCTCCTGAGTTTTGTTTTATTCTGAGTGGATGTCCACTATTTGAAGAATCTGATTGATCAAAAATATAAGTAGAACCTCTCTTCATTGTAATCACAGGATTATTTACACCATTTAATAAAAATATATTCACACCTCCGACATTTTGAACTGTTACTGTATAAGTTACAGTTTCGGCATCAGCAGGATCAGCAATAGTTTCCGTAGTCGTAGTGCTAGTTGTAGTTGTAGGAAAATTAACAGCATCAAGATAACGTGCCAAGGTTCTGATCCTTGTCACAGTAGCTCCCGTTAAATCATTACCTGTTGTTACCTGATTAACATTTAACAAGATAGCTGTAATAGTTCCAAGAGCATTACTAATAGTCAAAGTAGGTCTAGGAAGTTGACCTTTTTGAAAAGCAAAGCCTTCTGCTTCTATCGGCATTTTTAAATATTGATTGCCAGCCCAGATAATATCTCCGTTAGCATTTAAACTCGTTCCATTATGGAATCTATAAGTCTGAGCAGAACCATGCAAAGTTGCATCGGTTGTTAATGTAAATAATTCAATTATTGCTGAGGGGTTGATCTTTTGTAGATCAGTAATAATCGGAGCAGTACTCATGGTTCAAATACTTCTCTAAATGTCGCCTGTATTGTCGCTCTATTGTTGTAAGGTATTGATTTTGACCAACCTTCGCAAACAAACTTTTGTGATGCAGTTTCTCCTGGAGCAGTAAAATCAAAACTATCACTATCGTTTGCACGAGCATCAAGAAAAGTTTCTATGGTATCTGCATCCGTTTCTGATACATTAAAAGTGAAATTATAAATTTTTGGATTTTGATGTTCTGCTAATCCAAATAATATTCTATGCTCAAACCCATCAGCAAAACGAACTGTTCTAGTATTTGGTGCGGATCTTTTTTGTTGTCCGTATGTAGGTTTTATTGAAGGAAACGTAGCCATTATGCGAGCATACCTCCTGGTCGTTTTTGTTTAATTAATTCTGATTGTATAGCAACTGAAATCATACGACCAAGTTCTCTACCTTGTTCTTCATCTCCTTCAACAGAAGAACCAGAAGCATCTACGTTTACTATTATATTTGTTGAGCCACCCATGCCACCCAAATCATGGTTAGGTACTATATTTCCTGATTGATTTGGAACAAATAATTCTGGTCCTCTTTCTCCAACAATATGTGGCTTACCTCTTTCAGCAAAACCACCATTAGCTAATTTAGGCACGGGAGGACCAACTGGTCCTGCTGTTCTTCCTCCTAATCCACCTGTAAAAACATTAGTAAATAATCCCATAATTCCTGATCTTATCTGTGCTGCTAATATCTGTGCTGCCATATCCAAGAAATGATCTGCTGTTCTATTAAATAAATTTCGTAGTGCATCTTGTGCTGTCATTGAACCTCTAACAATACCTTTAAATGATTCAGAAAAACTTGCTCCAATGCTTTTACCTAATAAATCCACTTGAATTAATGGATCTAATAATCTTTCTAATTCGTCTTTAGGTTGTTGAATAATTAATTCTCTTTCTATTGTTTTTGTTAATTCTCTTTGTGCTTCAATTTCTGCACGAACATTAGACATTCTTTTTTGAAATCTTTCTTCTTCAGTGCCGATTCGTGCTTCCATCTGTCCTTTTGCCGTTATTAATAATTGAATTTCTTTTTGTCTTTCTTTATTTAGCAACATGAAACTTTGTAAAGGGCGACCACTCATCTTGTCAAAGAAAGATTCATAAGTAGCTTGAGCAGCATTAATGTCCTCTTGTAAAGGAACTTGTTCAGATATTTCTTTTTTAATTTTTTCTTGAAATTTCAAGGATTCAACAAATATTGAAGCTTCTTTCAAACCTCTTTGATTTAAAATTTCTAATGCTTTTTGTGCTTGACCAATTCCTAATTCATTTTTTTTAAATAAAGTATCAACTGTTCCTATAAAAGTTTTTGCATCTCTATTTAAGTTTGCATACAAATCAAATGTTGATCTATCTCTAAATGTTTCTGCAAGTGCTAACGCAGATTGAGCACCAAAAGCAGCAAAAGCATTAGCAGCCTGTAATGCTTCATCTTTAGTAATTTTTAAAGATTTTGATAAAGAAGTAATATCATAAGCAGAAATCTTTGAAGTGCCTCCAGTTTTTTCAATAGCTATGTTTACTTTTTCAATTTCTTTTCTAAAATCAATAGCTTCTTGTATTCTCTGAGCTATAGCAGTACCAATAATTGACAATGAAAAACCAAATCCACCACCTATTGCTCCACCCAAAGCACCACCGATACCACCACCAGCAGCACCTAAAGCACCTTGACCAAATAACAGAGGAAAACCTCCACCAATCATTGCATTACTTAAAGCACCTCTAGCTCCACCTCTAAATAAACCTCCACCTCTCATACCTCCACCAGTAGATTGACTTGTTTTTGCAAGTGTTCTAGTTGTTACAACACGTTCTTTTAATGCTCTATTTTGTGCTCGTTCCAATCTCAGTTGTCTAGCTTTTATATCTCTTATATCTTTATTAGCTTTCTTTTCTCTTAAAAGATCTCTAAATTGTTTTTCTTTATTACGTCTAATAGATTTAGCAATAGGGTCTCCAGCAGAACCAAAACCAAAATTACTTCCTTGCCTTCCTGCTTGACTCGCAGCAATATTTCTTAAAATTCTTGGATTATTATCTACTGTCATTATTTGCAATGGGCCTTGCATTGGCATTGGGCCTTGCATTGGTTGTGGTCCTATAGGTTGTGAATATCCTGGAAAAATAGGAGAAGTTAAAGGAACAGATTGTCCTCTTAATGTTTGACTTAATCTTCTTTGTTTTCTTCTTCTTGAACTTTCAATAGGATCTCTACCAATACCAGTACCAGGTAGAGGCATCGGACCTGTACCTCTTAATTTTTGCAAAAGGGCATCACGTTGTTGATATTCTCTATTCAATTCTTTTTCTGCCAATATTAATTGTCTTGCAGCCTTTTCTTGTAAACCTGTTCCAGAAGCTACAGCATTAAAATTTGCCTTTGCAGTTGCAAGAACACTATTAAGACTATCAAAACTTCTAACTAATCCATCACCGCCTTGTTGAAATACTTTTAAAAATTTATTTAATTGCTCAACCTGTAAAGTAGTCTTTTTAAGAGTACTATTAAATTTAGTTAGTTTTTCATTTCCCTTTATAACAACACCAATATCAATATTATAATTAGCCACTTGCTATAAAAATTAAAACATTTTCTCTATATTACCTCTTTTTACCTCTTAAAGCACTAGCTCTTTGTGCTTGTTCTTTTTGTTTCTCATGTTCTTCACTTTCAAGTTCTGCAAAAGCAGCCCAACCTATCATCTCTTCAATAGTAAGAGTTTGACATAATTCAGCTACAGTTTTATGTAATGTCTTTGCTAAAGAAAATAAGAACTGCCAATCCTTATTAGCTTTTCAAATCGGCTTTAGCCTGTTTAACCTCCTTATCAGCACCAGCATTAACCATTGCTAATTGTATTTCTTCAAGAACAGACGATTGAATCTCTCTTCTTAATGAAGCTTTATCTCCATCAACAAATAATCTTTTTCCATCTTCATCTAATGCTTTTTCTATCATCATTAGTAATGCATAATCATTTAAATCATCAGAACCACTTTTTTTTATTATGGATTCTCTTTCTGCAATAGTTAAAGGATGCCAATAAATAGTCAGAATAATTTCGTCATCTTGTTTTACATCATGCTTGTAAAGTTGAGAAACTCCAAACCTGTTCTTTAAAAGATCAACTGCTCTTGTCATGTTGTTATGTAGCTATTATTAGTATACTAAGCGTTTGCGGTAAATTGGCAAGATATTAAGCCAAGAAAGTGTGAAGAATCATCTAATTCAATAGGAGCAGGGCCAACAACATCAAGCACTCTAGGATCACAACTGAAAGTATCACTATAACCAGGAGCATTAACAGAAGTGAGCCCATCAATAACAGCTTCTCCTAATGCAGATAAAGTTGCACTACCCTTTCCTCTTGGGACATAAATATTACATTGAATAACACCAGAATAAAAATCCTGTGATGCACCTTGTGTTTGAGTTGTTGCTTGTGCAAAATCAACAGACATAAGAATATATTTTTTAGTCTTGCCTGGTGTTTTATAAACCATATTGTCATAAACCATCTCGACAGTATTATCTACTGCTGCAACTGCGTCTGTTACAGCTTTTTCAAAAGCTGCTCGTGTGTTAACTAAAGTCATAGATCAGTGTAATCAACAAATACTGAAGTAGGATCACTAAATTTACCAATACCAGTTGACTTGAATTTGACATTTGTTTGATCTCCTCTAACTCCAGTACCAAATGTAGCAACACCAATTTTAGGTTTCTTATCATTAAATATTTCATTAATCTTTAAACCAATTACGTTTTGAACATATAGTGGAATTTTACTATTTATAGAGCCTAAAGCTCTTGCTGCATACTGTGATCTATTACCAATAAACACTTTAGAAAAAGGTTTGAAATCATATTTAATATTATCAATAAATCTAGGTTCAACTTTTGCTTGAGAAGATCTTTGACCTCTTCTTGTTGGTTTAATGTTACTCCAAGGAGCAACTGATTCTCTGGCTTCATCAGGTCTAGGTCTTTGTGTACTAGCTGTCCAACTTGAAACAAAGAAACCTGTATCTACAGGACTATATTTTTGTGATCCTTGATTAGATAAATCAGATAAAGCTGCTCTTATAAAAGTATTAAAGTCTTGCTGTAAATTTCCAGTAAGATCTCTTTCTATATTTTCAATACCTCTAGCTCTAGCCATCAGAACCTCACTAATAAAGTAAACAGATAAGTCTGCCCACCCTGTCTTGTATCTATATTAACTATCTGTCCTACTCTTGTAGATCCAGCATAAGTTAATGTAACTTCATCTTGAAAATCAGGTTGATTATCGCCAATCAGATCAGGAGTAATATAAACCTTTGCTTCTCTTCTTTCTCTACCATCATCTTCAGTAGATTGAACAAACTCAACAGGAGCATCGATACTGTAAGTTGTATCACTCGTAGAATAAACACCTGTGCTTGTGTTATAACTTCCCGATGCTTTTTTTGTATAAACAATAGAAGAATCAAAAGAAGATCCAAGATCAGCTACAACCTGTTTAGCTACATTTGCAAAAAGTGAGTCTAGTTGACCTGCCATTATCCTCTCACCACCCTAAGTTGAAAACTTCCTGCTCCACCAAGAACATAAGCTCCTAAATAACTTTGTAACCAGGGATAAACGTCAAATACATTATTAACAGAACCAGTTCCCTGACTTTTAGTATTGTATTTAACCTGTATATCTCCTAGTTTTACCTCTTCAAAATTACCATCAGTTCCACTACTACCAATAATTGCATCAGTATCATTTGCTAAAGCAAAAGCCAACTCAAACTGTGCATATTTAATATTCTGAGGAATCAAAGTACAAGCTAATTCAACTCCATCAACTTGATAATTAGTTCGAGGAAATTTTAACGCTTGGTCATCATCACATCTATCTCCATAATAAACCAAGGTATCAATCCATCTTGTAGCTGATATTAATGCACGATTCTTTTTATCATCCTGTTTATTATCCCATTGCGTAGAACTTGGGACAGTTTCAAAGTATGCGTCTGCTTCAGCTAATGTGACATAGCTATTAGCATTTGCTCCTTTTATTGTTGCGTCTATAGTAGCTGCCACGATTGTTTAGTAATTTATCTGTATTGTAGCGTAAAGAAAAAACCCCACCAATATTTTGATGAGGTTTTTGATGACCACATTGAAATTTTAACTATTAAAGAGTTGTGTTATCAAGTGGTGTGTTAACTGTTAACTGAACAATAGGAATTAAGTCTGCATCATATGTTAATGCCCACTTAGCTTGTGCTCCTAAGTTTGAGTTTGTTGGGTTATCAGCA